CTTCAGGCCATCGCTGAAGGTATCGAACATGGTCATGTCAGGCTCATCAATCGAGAAGATGCCAAGAGCGTTGAAGCCCTCTGGCAGGCCCGCCTTCTTGATGGCTGGTGGCACGGCCATGATTGCCGCAATGTTGGTGTACTCCTTGCCGTTGGTACCGGCGGCTTTGATCACGGAGATCATTGCCCATGCACCCAACACGTTTTTGAGTTCGAACCCGCGCAGTTCTTCTGCGGTGAACTCACGACCACGCCATGTCTGCAAGTCTTTGCGGAGGGTGGCTTTCTCAGCCAACGACAGCGTGAAGTTCTTGCTGATCGACATTGGCTCACCTTTGGCCGTTTCGATTTTTTTGCCGTTCTCATCCTCGCCATGAACTTCAAACTGCAACATCACCTTTGGCAGGTGCTTCACGGTTCCAAGGTACTCGGACTTCTGGGTGCCCAGATCGACCACCCTGTAGCACCGTGCGAGGTGCATACCCTGCGGCACAGGGGTAAAACTTCCACCGCCGCTTTCTTTCGCTATCAAAGCCATCATTCACTCCATTCAATTTCAGGTTTCAAAGTTTGACTTCTGGACACACCGCACTCAAAGCGGATGACGTTCCAGTCGTCTTCGGTAGCAACGCCCGTCTCGGCCCGGTGAAGGGCTTCCTCGAGCATTTGCATTCGTTCAAGCATCGCTTGATGTGCTTCACCTTCGTCGTGCATAATTCGCTTTCAGGTTAAACAAGGCTCAACTGTAGCACGTTTAACCCTGACATACAACCCCCTTGCATTTATTTTTGCTTGGTGTATGATCCACTTAAACCAACACAGGAGGTCAGATGACACTTGAAGAGTATTTCCGAGATAAACCACGCGGTTCGAAGATCGAACTCGCGAACAAACTGGGGGTGAGCAAGACGTGGATGTCTCTCATCGTCTCGGGCCGTGAGGTTCCCAGTGCCGGTCTCGCTCTGATGATCGAGAAATTTACCAACGGAAAGGTCAAGCGCAAGACGCTTCGGCCAGACCTTTTTGGAGAGATCAAGTGATTTGGTACAAATTCCATCTCGGGGACTACATCACCCACACAACGCACCTGTCAGACGCCGAAGACCTCGCGTACCGTCGCCTGCTCGACTTGTACTACATGAGTGAGGCTCCGATCCCGCTCGATGCCACGATGGTGGCCCGCAAAATCCGCCTCGATTTGGACATTACCGAATCGGTTTTGGGGGAATTTTTCGAACGTACCGAAGAAGGGTATCGAAACGCACGTTGTGATGCTGAAATAGCGAAATATCAGCATCAAGTCGAGACAAACCGATCCCTCGGGAAGCGAGGCGGCAGGCCGAAGAAAACCGAATCGGTAACCGAACCGAAACCGAACACGAACCCTAAGAAGAATAAGAA